TCTTTATGGAAATACGAAGATAACCCCCTATATTGTAGACAATTGGTCGGAGTTTGATGGCTCCTATGAGGTTTTTCGCAAGAATGTGTCCGAGCATTTTGACTTTTCTAAAGTGAATCTCTTTCAGGTTGATTACAAGATAATGGATTTATCTAGCATTCCGCCTATACAAATCTATCTTTATGATGGACCTCATGAGCGGTCAGATCATGTTCTGGCTTTTTTAAAATATTGTAGAATTCTGGCACCCATTTCAATTGTCTTGGTTGACGACTGGAACTGGGAGTGTGTGCAAGAGGGGACTCGTGAGGCGTTGGCCGAGATTCCGTTCGACGTTGTGTATGAGAAGTGTATTTACACCGACTATGAGAAGGAACGCGCGGCTGACTACTGGAACGGTATTGGCATTTTTGTGCTGCGGAGACAGTTTTAGTGTTTACCCTAAACAGGATGAGTGAAATTCAGCCAAAGAGAGGGACTGCTGCACTGTTCACATTCGGTCGTTTCCAGCCTCCCACAACCGGCCACCAGATTCTGATTGAATCGGTCGCGGCGGCTGCGGCGGCTGCAGGAGCGGATGCCTATATTTTCGTTACAAGCTCGTCCAATAATCTAGAGGCCAAGGTTGTAAAAAACATGATGAAGAATGGTATATTCAAGTCTGTCAAGGAGAACGAGAATCCGCTGTCTGTAGAGACAAAGGTGTTCTATCTCAAGAAGATGTATCCAGCCACAGATGTGACTTTTATCAATACAACTGAGTATGAGTGTAAACAACTGTTTCAGGTTCTCGAAAGGCTGCGGAGCGCTGGATATACCTCAATCACAATGATGGTGGGTAGTGATCGTGTCCCCGCATTTAAGAAGATGTTTGAGAAGGCGGCGCCCGATGTGAACGTCATCTCGGCTGGCGAGAGGAATCTGGCGAATGCGGTCTCAAATGCACCTAAGGCGATGTCTGGAACAAAAATGCGCCTGGCAGCTGTGCGTGGCGACCTTGAGTTCTTCAAGAGGGGTGTCATGATTGGCGACATGACGGAGTCAGATGCGAGTGATTTGATGGGTTTGGTGCGCGTTGGTTTAGGATTCCCTGCTGGACTTGAGGGGGGTGGCAGACGGAAGATACGAGTTAGGGCTATGACGCGGCGGCGCTATCGTTTGAGGGAGAATGAGCGGCTCTGATTATTTCATTAAATGATTCAGTTAACTCTTTACACTTAGATTCCTCAAATTGAGGATTTAGATGTGGAAATTGCAGGTAGAACTCTTGAAGTTTTACTTTGGCGTCTTGTAGCTTTAGAGTTAAGTCTACCTTTTTAGAGCTAGTTGTTTTCCAGCAAACACTTTCAGTCTTAAATTCAATTGCGAAGCGATCTCCATGTAAACCATTTGCGCGAACATACCAAATATGTTTAGGAATTTCTTCGGGCTTAATTGGACAGCCTTCAGGAAGTTCAACATGTCTTATCTTCTTTCCCTGATTTATATTTTGCTGAGATTGTGAAAGTATACGAAGATTTTCTTTTCTATTGTCGAGTCCATTTCTGTTAATATGGTCTACCGTTTCCTTTGTGCCTTTGCCATCAAATGTTATTTTATCCATAATCAGATTATGAAGATAGAGTTCTAACTTATGACCCCCATCTAGGTAAAAGGTAGAGCCTATATATTTTCCAGAAGTCAAGTGCCACGGTCTCTTTTCAATCTTAGGAAAGTCATCCTTATCAATTACAAATTTTACATCTTCGCCAGTATGTTGAAGAATACCAACAACATATTCTTTATTATTATACGTCACAAATTTATAATCAATAATACCAGGTTTACGCCCAGAATTACGATAGCCAGTCTTATATTCCAAATCCATGCTGTTCTTACAGTATAGATGTGAAATTAACTAATCAATTTTACGCAAAAATAACTATTACGCAAAAACCAAAACCACTAAGAGCCGGAAACCACTGGGTGGATTCACGCTTAGTTTGAGTAAGCAAGGCCTCCCATTCCACTCATTACGCGAAGCACGTTGTAGTTCGTCGCGTAGATGTAGACAGTCGAGGACGTCGTGGTGCCAACCGAGTTGTTGGACACCGTGAGGAGCAGCGTGGTGTTATCGATGCGCGATAAGTTGCACGTGCCGCTGGGCTGGTGCTGCTCAGGCTGGAGGGCGAACGAGTAGACGTTGATGCCAACCGCCGGCACGTTGGTGTGGTGCTGGAACGGCTGGACCTCGTTGAAGTAGCGTCCCTCGCGAACCTGGAAGCGGTCGTGGCCGTTGAGCTGGAGCAGGGCCGTGATGCACGGGTTCTTGCCCGCCATGCCCTCAAAGCGCGTGACGGAGTAGCCAGACTCCAGCACGGACCGGTCCCACCAGTCGCTGAAGTTGAACGGCTGCTGGCCCTTCCACGGGTTGATGATGCTGTCGTCGCAGCTGACATACGAGTCGCGCTGGACAACCCACACGAGCTCCTTGCACGGGTGGTTGAAGTTCAGCTTGAGCTTGTTGGAGGAGCTCGTGATGGACTCGCCGCCCGTGAACTGGAGGGTCTCGATGAGGTACTCGTGGGAGACCTGGGCGAACTTGCGGCGCTCGTCCGTGTCGAGGTAGATGTAGTCCACGTAGAGCGAGGCGGCCGTCAGGTTGGCGGCGTTGACGCGGTCGCGGATCGTGTGGAGGTTGCTCGTGATCTGCGGGGTGACCTCGAAGCAGAGGTTGCGCAGGTCGTTGAACTCCAGGTTGATGCGCACCTCGTGGTACTGGAGCGCGATGAGCGGGAGCGCCAGGCCAGGGTTGCGGCAGAACCAGAACTGCAGCGGGATGTAGAGCGTGTACTCAGGCGCGCAGTTGAGGACCTCAGGGGAGGAGTTCGGCTCGCCGCCCGCGCAGTCATTGTCGCACGGCTCACCGCCCTGGACGAGGAGGTTCGTCAGCTGCGGCACGTTGCCAACCATCTTGGCATAGCCGCCCTGCTTGCCCGGCTCCTGCGTGAGCTCATTCCAGATGTGGAGCCACTGTCCGTAGTGCTTGTCGATGCGCTGGCCGCCGATCTCGAGCTCGACGCTCTTGACGAGGTTGTGACCAACCCAGTTGAGCCAGCGGAACTGGGCGCCAGAGCCGTCCGACGTCTGGAGGGAGACAGACGGGAGCGTGGCCTGGAGGTAGATGCGGTGGATCAGGTCACCGTTGCGCTGGATCGTGCACGTCACACGCTTGCCGAAGCCAGGCGAGCCGTTGAACGGGTTCTCGATGGACTCCATGGCGAAGTTGGTGTGGCGGCGGTAGACCACCTTGAAGAAGGTGATCTGGGGGTTGCCCGTGAGGTAAACGTCCTGGGCACCGTAGGCGACAAGCTGCATAAGTCCACCACCAGTCATTTGATTCTATAACCCTTAGAAAGAAAAAATTCCAGCAAAGTGCCGGAATGGCGGAAAAAGGAAACTTTTCACGGCCAGCTGCGTTCCGACTTTCAAGCCGTGGTCGGTCTAAACGGAACACCGCAAAACCTATAAGATTCATAGACAATGTCAACAGGTGATGCGTTTTTTAAGATACGTCCCACGAAGCGGAGTAATCCAGAGGCGAGAACGACCCTGGATACTGTCCACCAAGTCCAGCTTGGTGCTATGATTGACCGTGAGAAGCAGGTTGGCGAGCTGGAAGAGAATCTCAACACGCTGGAAACCAGTCTCTCGGCAGTGACCGATGACGTCCAGTATGAAGTGGTGGAGCAGCAAATTAAGGTCCTCCAGAAGGAGATTCAGAAGCGGCGCGGCGGCAATGAGGTCTACGACTATTTTCTGAATGCCGGTGAACTTTTGTATCAATATTACGACGTTCAAGAGAGAATTAATAATGGCGCAGAGGGTGTTCTCAAGAGTTCAACCTACCGAGTAAAACCGGGCGACATTCTGAGTTCTCTTCAGTCGGCCGGCGACCCTGTTCTTCCTAACCAGCCAGTTGGTGAGCGCCTCCGCCGCGATAAAATCCTGGAGACCTATCTCCAGAAGGTGGATCCTGAACACGCACGCGGCGGCTCGGAGGTGCTGAATGATCCCTATGGAGAGTGCGAGGATTGCCAGACCGAGATGATCTTCAGCCAAAATGAGGCGCTGTTTACCTGCCCCAAATGTGGATATCAGGAGTTCGTCCTGATTGACTCAGACAAGCCGAGCTACAAGGACCCGCCGCGCGAAGTCTCCTATTATGCATACAAGCGCATCAACCATTTCAACGAGTGGCTTGCGCAATTCCAGGCAAAGGAGAGCACTGAGATTCCTTCCACAGTCTATGACGAAATTGTGGAAGAGCTCAAGAAGGAGCGCATCTCGGAT